TGACAGGGCTCCGAGGACGAGGACCGACGGAGGAACGAAGACGTTGTTGCCGTCGGGGGCTGAGTACAGGACGTCTGGGAAGTAAGCAGCGGCGAAGGATGAATCTACGTTTCTGTCCTTGAACACCGAGATGGTGTTGTAGACCGAGACGATGTCCGTGCCTGAGCGAACCTCGTTGACGGCCTCGATGCCGTCCTGTGTGAATTGATCGATGTCCATCACGTACAGGGCGTCGAAGCGGTCCTCGGTGGCCACCGTGGCGTAATCTGTGACGATGGGATGCCTCAGGCCGGGGATCGCAAGGAGCTGAATGTCGAGGTTGACTGTGTTCTTCATGATGTCAATGGCCTTCTGGTAGACCCTGACATTTGGTCCCTCGCTGAGGCCGCGACCGGAGTTGAAGTCCATGTCGTTGCTGACAGCGTTGTTGGTCATGTTGAAGTCGTCCTCGTCGAAGATGTTGACTCCGTTGAATCCACCCTGCAGCAGGAACGTGAACTTGGCGAACACCCTGTTGGATGTCTCGCGAAGGTCTCTGACGGCCAACGCCCTTGTTCCGTCATTTATGTCGATGATTGATCCATTTCGAACATAGACAGCCTGGTCCCACTCCTGTGAGTTTGCTGTCGCGTTTGGTCCTGATCCGGTCACAACCTTGATGTGCTCAAGCGAGAACAGGTTGTTGCAGAACCTATCTGCGTCGAGGATGCCGTTGGCAGCTGTATCGAGGGTGCCCTCATTGTCGCCGACAACGAACGGAATATCAACAGTCATGAAGTCAGGGAAGTACTTGGCAAAGCTCTTGAGAGATTCATTTGGAAGAACAGAGGCGTTGGGCCTCAAGGCCTGCTCGACCTGTTCAAACTGAGTACCCCAGTAGAACTTATTGTTGACCTGCTCAAACAAACTGTTTATTTGGCCCTCTGTGATCTTCTTCCTGAAGGGAAGAGGAGGCGTCTTCAGCTGACGCAGTGTCGAAGTGCTTGTAACGCCTCCTGTTCCAGCGGAAGAACCTTCGGGAACCAAAGGAAATACTGAACCTGATGTCACAAGGTGAGAAATTCCTCTGAAGCCCATTGGAAGGGCCGATGGGTCTACAAATCCGTTCTCAACGTCAGGATGAACCTCGACACGAATATAGTTGGACTTGTTGGGATAGCTTCCCTCGATGACGAGCTTTTGCTCATCGACGTCCCTGTCAAAGTCAAAGTATGGACGAAGGTCACCGATCACCTTTGCGATGTACCTGTCGGATGTTGGATTCAAGTCGACAGTAAAGGATTCGTTGTTGGCGATCAACGACTGCAGCTGATCCCTGTCGGCCCATTTCCTAACCTTGAGGGTGAAGCTTCCGTACCTGTTGGCAGGGTCGATCGAAGGTGTGATGTTCTCTATAGAAATCTTGTAGACAGAGGAAATATCCTGTCCTGCGTCCAGGGCGTGAAGCCTAAAGAGATTCTGGGGTTTACCACCGAACTTCTGCGATATCACCCATGGCGATTTTGCATACGCGAACCTGTCCTCAAAGTTCTCAAAGTTTGGAACAGTTGCAGAACCATCGTTCCTTGAGAGCGATGAAGTAACAAGGAATGCCGAAGCCTCGACGCCAGTTTTTCCTGCGTATTGAGCTCCGCCAGCGTCAGCGCCGTGCGACGATGAAAGAATTCCGGAACCTGTTAGACTAGCCTGAGCAGGATGCACATCCCAGTGTGCATACAGGAAGTGTCCCGCCTGTTGTAGCTTGAAGGGATCCTTGTTCAAGGCCATAGAGAAGTAATTGTTCGACGTAACGTCAAAAGAAGCTGTGACAACGTTGGGATAACTTGCGTCTGTCCCCTTGTGACCGTTGAGCAGCATAACGAACTCTTGCTTCAAAGCGGCGTTTTCATTCAGTGTTACAACACCGAAAGTTGATCCCTTCGTTGTGACGGCTGTCGATCCCAACGCAGTCGAGTCAGGAGGTGAGCTGTTTCCACCCGCCAAAGACGAAGACAAGGCCAACAACACGCCGCTCGCGGCCATAACGACACCGCGAACTATTGGAACGGCTTTAGCACCCTCCTGGATTCCTGCGTCTGAGAAGAAAGTTGAGTTTAGTGACTCAGACATGTAGCAACCGAGGAAGTAAGTCCTTCCAAGGTCACCACCAAAGTTTGCATATGGATTCTTGTCGAGCTTACCAAGCGTGCCGCTTGGTTGCTGCTCGCCGACGACGAACCCCGCATTGGTGACGGATCCTGGGAAATTTCCATTGCCGTCTTGCCGTGAGAGACCATCACCAATTCCAAGTATACGAAGATAGGTAACAGATTGCGCATTTCGCAACCATTCAAGAACCGCCAGTGGTCCAAAATGTTTGCTGTCAACTGTTCCAAACTTCGCCTCGAAATCCGATAGACGACCTACGTTAATAGGTACGAATGCAGGACCTTGTTTTGCGTTTCCAATGATACCTGCTGGAATTCCAACAGGCTGAAATGCTACTGGTCCTGATATGTCTATCTCATTAGCTGTTACACCTGCTGCGCCTAATTTTAGCTGTGCCATCTATGACTCCCGATCTACATGCTAACTATTACGTTACTTTCAAATTTCTCACACGAACTCAACACCAGCGTTGGTGATTATGAAGTCGATTGCGATAAACTCAATCGCCCTTGTTGGCACGACAACGATGCGGCCGTTGAGCTTGTTGAGGTCGATATCGTCCTGCGTGTTATTTGTTTCGTTCATCACAACTTGGAAGGCCTCGACGCCTGCCTGTGTCTGGATGAGGGACAACTGGAATACCGCCTCAGACACGAAGCGATTGCGCACTGCAGGGGTGTTCTGTTCGAATACAATCCTCTGTGCAATTCCAATTATGATTCTCTTCACCTCGAGCAGCAACCTGCGGACGTTGACCCTGTCAAGAGCAGACTTGCTAACCTGCAGAGTTTTTTGTCCGTAGATCACGAATCCGAGCCTTGGGAAGGTGGCGATTGGATTGATACGCGAATCGTAGAGACGATCGCGATCACCGACGTTCAGTCTAACACCAACATTCGTGACGAAGTCAAGGGCAGCCCTATTGAAGCCCGCTGGAGCAAACCAAGGATAAGCAACCCTGTCGTTGAATCCTAGAGCTCCAAGAGCAGCAACCGAAGCTGGGACCTTGACTCTTCTGACATTGACAGCGTCATCGATGTAGACATCTGGGAAGTACGTTGCAGCGTAGTTGTTGTCGATCGACCTTGCGTCGAACTGCGACGTTGTCTCTTTGATGTTCGGCTTGACCGTTGAGTCATCATAGATTCTTCTTCCGTCGTCATCATACGCCGGGATGTCCATCAGGTGCAAGGCGAGTCCATAGTCTCTGACCTTCTTGGCGGTTTGATCCATGACGTACGACTCGCGGATGCCTGGCACAGACAAGATGTTGATGCCCGACGCCAGAGGATCTGTCATGATGCCTACGGCTGTCAGATAAGAAGCCACACCGTTGTTTTCCTTGCCTACGCCGGAAGGTGAAGCAACGAATCCATTTGGAACGAAGTTCGTTGATGCGCCACCGGTGCTTAGTGTGTCGGCCTCAAACGACACTGATTTGTCATTGAGTCGACGTGAATCGCGGTCGAGCATATTCGTTCCATCAAATCCGCCGTACATGAAGGTCGTAAACTTGGCGAAAGGTGAGAAACGGTTGAAGTTTGCAGGTGTGGCCTTTGCAAGAAGCGTTGCGAAGGTTATCCTGTTCGTCAATGTACCGTCTGACACGGTGTATTCTGTTGGGTCAGGCGATGCATTACGAAGGTATGCTGCCTCTTTCATGTGTGCCGAGGCAGAACCTGTAACGGCAGCTATGCTTGTGTTGCTGAAAGCGACCTTGGCCAAAGAAAACTTATTGCTGTTGAAAGAATCAACTGCTGAGCCTGTGTGCAGGGCGTCGAGCTTCTGGATTCCCATGAACTTGGTCAAAGATCCAAGAAGTTGATTTTTCTCGGCCAGGACGTTGTTGTTGAGAACCTCATCAGACTTACTGATGGCATTTCTCTCAAACTTAACACCCCAGTACAACGAAGGAAGGGTTACTTCGTTGGGGCCAGGATATCCAGCAATCGTCGAAGTTGAGTCAACAGCACCTCTTGTGACCTTGTACCTGTAGGGGATGGGTGGAACAACAGAGCCGGATAGCATGTGATTTTGAGAACCTGACAGTGCTAGACGAGCTGACCCAGAAGGAAGGACAGCCAAAGCGTTGAGGTTGTCGTTGGTCTTCAAGAAAGAAGGCCCACGGAATCCAAAAGGCAAAGCATTTGAAGGTGCAAGCTTCTTGTCAACCGTATCAGACATGACGATTCTAACATATTTCGACTGATTTGGATACTTGCCTGTAGCCACAATCCTTCTTTCACGTGGATCGGCGGCATCAAAGTGATAGGACACCTTTCTGTCGCCTATTAGCTTGGCGATATAGTTGTCAGAGTCTGGGTCTAACGTGCAATTCGTAAATTGCTCAATGGCTACAGGAGTGATGTCTGTGTCGTTCCAGTCACGCACCTGCAGATTGAAAGTTCCATACTTGTTTGTGTCATCCGCCGAAGCTTTTATGTTTGTTATAGAAATCTTATAAAGCTTGTTGGCGTACTCACCATCGTCCAACGATTCAATCTTGAAAAGATCGTGCTCTGTCTTTCCAAAAGGCTGCGATATAAACCAAGGTGTTGAAGGAGTTGTAAATCTAGTATTGTATGAGCCATACATCTCCCTGAATTGCATTGATGGATCGCCAGACGTTGTGCTTGTGGCCGAAGAGCCAGAAAGAACAGCCACCCAGTTGTCGACAGCCACAGAGGCAACCTGGTCGTCGACAGCAAAGTCGGCGGCGAGGTAGTGCTGCGATTCGTAGAACCTGTCAGGATCCGTATTCAAAACTTTGGCAAAATAATCATCAGCCGATGGATCGAATGAAGCTGTAAAAATTCTAAGACCAGGCTTTCCTTCATCGCTTGAAAAAACAGAGCCTAATGTTGAAGAAATTATTAATTTTACACGTGGCTTATTGTTGACTAATTTTGCCTGTGCCTCGTCTGCGACATTGTACAGAGAAGCAGACACATTACCATCTCCGTTGAAGATAGACATTCTAGCGCCTGAAGCCATCATGACCAAACCACGAATCAAATTGACCTCTGATCCGTCGCCTACACCTGGGAATGTGCTGTTGTCGCTGAACATTGGCATGCCAAATGCTTCGTTGGCTGACACCGTGTGCTGTGCGGCCAAGAATTGGACAGCATGCGTATGACGACCTCCAGCACCAACTGCGTCAACTGTTCCTGCGAGTTTGAAACCAGCATTGTTGACTATTCCTTTGGTGTTCGTATCGGTGATGTGGTCAATGGTTGAGTTAGCACCTGCCCCGAGGACCCTCATGTATGTAAGGGACGTACGATTTTTAAGGAATTCATTGACGGCATATGGACCAAAATATTTGGGGTCGAGGTTGCCGAACGTTGTTACGAATTCATTAAAATTGGCGAACGTCACAGGAACGAATGCCGGACCCTTGTTTGCAGGCGCAATAACACCCGCAGGAGTCCCTATAGGACCACCAACAGAAGGGGCGGACAAATCAATTTCACGCTCATAAAAATTTGGAGATCTAAAAACTTGCTCAGCCATTACCGTTCTCCTTTAAGAATCAGGACCTTTGCTAACGATTAAGTATCTTGTAAAATTCATACAATCAACATGAAGGTGAAAATAATTAAGTCACAGGATGAATTACCCTAAGGCCCTCAAGGTCGGACGCCGAATAAACAGTTTCACCAGTCGTTGGGTTTGAATTGACAAGCCTGACATATTTGACCTGTCCACCAATTATCAGCTTTCTATACGCATAAGGGTTGCGACCCCGCGGATACGACAACAGCGCCGGATCATTGGCATCTATCGATCCATCTGTGTTGATAGGCTGCACTGCCTGCAATTTCCAACCAGGCCTTCTTTGGTCATCTCTAGCGTTGGGTGAATTGTCAAGAGGCAGAGTTGGGTCATCGCTTCCTAAAGTAAAGTTATCTTGATATTCTTCAGGAGCAATTTCATCTGGGGCAAGGTTGGATGGGTTCGTTTCGAAGTTGATGATAGGCGATGATATGTACTTCTTTACAGGCACTGGGACACCGGGTGCTGACGATGCCCAAACATATGCAGGTACCTCTATCGAAAACTTCATCTTGATGAACCTTTCAACCGTCGACATATCATCAAAGTTTGTTTCAGTTGCAAAGTTTCCACCTGCAACAGACGCTATGAACCAGTAGCCTTTTGTTGTAGTTAACTTCCACGACTGCGCCTGCGGCAAAAAGGAAGACATGATTTTTTCCATGATCTGATTCATATGCTGTGTGTACTGAGTCCAGATCATGATTTCATATTTTACCGTGTAAAATTGCGGTGATGGAACTACAATCGTCTCAAAAATGTTGTTTCTTCTATTGGCCCTTAGGAATGCCCCCTCCTTGACGAAGAGCTCGTTTCTAAGTTCTCCAACTTTTCTATCTGTGGTTATCTGACCTAATATTTGAGAATCTTCAGGATTTACCGCAACGTTCTTTTGATTTTCAATAAAGAACCTGTTGATTAGATTCTGATAATCCCTGTCTTTTTCGCTCAGCTTTCTTCTGATGACAATTTCACCAGTCTGCTGGTTGATGCCTCTACCAGCTATATCTTTGCCCATATCTTGGGTAACTTCAGATCTCATGATGGTTACCAAAGGTAAGATCAACGTATTGTTTCTGTCCCTGATCGGTTTGCCTTTCTTCAACAAAGCCCATTTTTCTCCTGCCGCGAAAATAACTGGCACTTTCTTTAGGTCTGCCGAGTCCTGTCCCGCGACAGTCAGGTTTATTTCTTTTTCGAACAGATTGAACAAGGCCACATCGACATCTTCAATTCCACACGACGGAATGAACAAATCACTTTTTTGACCATCGTATCCTGACTTGATACCTTGCACGCCGTAGTTTACATTATCTTTAGCATCAAATCTCGTAGTCATACTCACTCCTCATCGTAAAATGCTGCGCCTGCATTTGTTGTGCTGCCGTTTGGCGAAACCTCTCTTTGGCCCGTCAAAGGCTCATCAAGAACACCATTTTTAACAAGGTCCCTAACATCGCCATTTGGATTGTTTGGATCGTTATCAATACCCCTTTGCTGCACGAATGTTTCCTGCACAGCATCGGCGTCAGTGTATGATATGTCAGTTGGTCCAACAAGCACTGTATCGAATAGGCCTTGTCTCGCCTTGGTTCCAACCAACCTAATGCCATCCTTGTGTTCAGGCATGCCGTAGATGTTTCTCATAAAACTTCTTTCTGTAATCTCATAAAAGATGTCAGAAAAAGAGAAAAAATCTCCTATCGTTACATTGATTCCTTTTTCAACAAGATCCCTATATTGAACATACACTTCAATTTTATACTGAGCATCAATTCCAAATTTGTCGATCTTCGTTTCATTCTGAAATTCATTATTGACAAGAGCGTCGACAATGATAGGATTGTCAAAAACTTTCTTTAACGACTCGTTATACACGCTGTGGGTTTTCGTTTTTATCTCGGAGATTGGATAATAAATGATCTTTTGGCCAATGACATCCTTGATTATTTCTTTCGTTATGTCAGAGATGAAATTGACCTCTCGGGGGGTCATAAATAATCTTGCCATATTTCACCTCAACCAATTGTTATAGATTTTCCAAGTGGCATTGGAATGTATCTGAGTTGCTTCTGGAGGTTCTCTGCCGCGAGAGCATCGTTCTCCAGCATTTTAGCGTGGGTCATGTTCGCTAAAAATTCTTTCATTTGTGTTATAAGCTTGTCTTTTTCTTCTTTTCCTGAGCTGACCAAAGATTCTCCATTGAGCTGAAGGTCAGCATTTGGTATTGGAATGTTTTGAAATTTTGATCTTATGAGACCAAGAAGTTCTTTGCACAGAGCGAGTGTGTACTGCCGAATCCATTGTCTTCCAGGCTGATTAATCGTTGAAAACGGTATATTGCCTAGCGGAAAATTATTAGGACCTGATACTCCATTGATAGAATCATCTTGATATGCTGGATTATATGGATCCTTTGGAGGCATCAACTTTATGTACAGCTTTCCTGTTTGAAGGTCAGTTGTGGGTATTGGATAGATCCTAAGCTTCGTGCCCAATACATCATAGCTGTAGTTTGACCTCCTTACCCTGAATGCAGACTCCAACATTCCCCTACGTAGGACGTCTTCAAATATGGGAAGAACGTAGAAGACAGTGGAGTTGACGTACGACTCGTAGTTGAAGTTTGTGGCAAGGAAGTTGGTGATGTTGGATGCGTTGAGGAGGAATGTCTGGGCAGCCAGCGGCTCAAAGTGGAATATCTCAACGATCCTTAATTTTCCCTTCGAACCGGATGGCAATGAATTGTATACGTTGCTACCGGATACGACATCCTTTACCTCTGAATAGATGTCGTAGTCCTGCCTTCCGCTCTCCAGGTCGAGGTAACCGAGAGTAGCATTGTATGAACCTCCCACAAATGATTCGTCTGCATATGGCTCAGCCATTCTAAGGAGATACTCAAGTGACTGTTTCGCGTATTTGTTTGTAAGGTCAGTCGAAGTAGAGATACCTAGAACGTTGGTAAGCTCGGATGTTATTTTGGTTTCATGTATGAGCCTGCTGTACTCGCAGCAGGCCTCTTCAAAACAGGCCCATATCTCTTTACGAGTTAATTCAACTGAAAGAACATCGTCGCCGAGCTTGCGTTTAACGAATGTTACCATCGAATCAGCCTCAACTTGAAATGCTGAATCAGAATCAAAAAAAGAAAAAGGAGTTGGGTTGATCGTATCGATAAAGCTTGACATATGCTCCTCAGCCGATAAGTATCGACGAGGTCACACAAATCTTTCAATAGATCGCGCAAGATCTTCGCTTTGCGAATAGACAGGAGATTCTGTGGCATCATCCCATGTCACGATTGTCATCATACCATCAGGTAACAACACATAAGGCACCTCAGGTAACACCTTGTTCCTTGACTTGACGACAACGGTGCAATTGGTCAAGAGGTTCTCATAATTCTTTACTAGATAATTAAAGAAAATAGGCCACCTATTCTCAATATCATTTATTGAAGATTTCTTAAAACCAAGATAATAAACACCCCTGATTGATTCTTTGACAAACTCTTTGATGGTTTCTTCAAAAGAAATCATGATATTTTCTTTGACAAGAATTTTTCACGCAATGTCGTGAACGTGCCCCCCATAGTCTTGGCAGGATGACTTACCTGCTGAACAGGAGCTGGTGGGACCCCCGGCGGGGGAGCAACAACTCTTTGTTCGACTTTTGGTTGAACGACGGCAACGGGTACCGCAGTAACTTTGACCTCAGGCTTCGCAACTTTTTGAACCAATTGAAGTGATTCGGCAAATACCTGAACCGTCTTCTTAAAGTTCAATTGAAACTGAACTGGCGAAAAGTACCTGTTCTCGATCAAAACTTCGACCCTGGCAGCATATGTTCCTTCCTGAAGCTTTCCCTTCATTTGAGGAATGATGAATTGAACGACCCCTTCATCGCTTGTTCCCCTACCGTTAAACATATAGGCTACATCACCGCTCTCACAAACTAATCGAACCTTTGCAGGTGAAGACGCACCTTCGACTTTTATTTTAAAAGCGAGCTCATTCGACTCTTCCATGTCAAGGGCTATTGTTTCAGTTAGCTGTTCCATCGCTCTTAATTATTACTTAATTCTGCTAATTGTAACTTTTATATCATTCCAGGTATTTCTAACCTTAGAAGTTATCATTCCCATTAAACTAACAGCTATATGGCGTGCCTTGTCAATTCCTACACGAATAAAACCTTCGATATTTTGATCAGGTTTTCTGTCGTTAACTCTTACCAATTTTGCCCAAACGACTATTTCTTCCAGGCCTTCAGCGGCTCTTTTAGCCGATGACTTACCCACCCTCACTATACGACGGGCCTGCTCTTTTACGAACCTAAATAGTCCACCATAGCCTTGAGTGACCAAACCGGCCACACCTGCCTTGCCACGGGAGGCACCCATGCCTCGTGTGACAATACGATTGACAGGCATTACACCTTGACCCTGTCAAAGACGGCGTCCATCGACGGATTGCCATTCTCATCAAAGAGGTTGAATCTAGCAACCTCAGTGGTGTTGTCCTCTTTGTAGAATATCATCTGGTCATTAACAATGTGCCAACGACCATATTGGATATCAATCAAACGATCAACCTTCGACTCTATACTACCCAGAGTACCGCTTATCTGAGAAAGATCCGCAATGGCACCAGACAGCAAGCTAACGCTGCTGCTGATGTAAACGGCAGATGATGATATGATTTGGGCAGAGGAAGAAATCGCGTAAACCGATGATGACAATATCTGAGCAGAAGAAGAAAGAGAATTGATTGTACCGGATAGGTCAAGTATTGCAGTATAGACATCATTTAGTGTACCTGACATCTGAGTGACCTGTGTACCGATCGTGGTGACATTACCAAAGATTTGATTGGTGGTAAAGTTTATAGCATCGACGTTGCCAGAGACGATCAGCAACGTATCGTATATGTCATTTACGGTGCCTGAGATCTGGGTCACCTGTGTAGACATCGTAGAAAGCGTACCCGTAATGTCACCGACCGCACCGGTGAGGTACTGTACGTTGTTGTCGATCGTCGCAATTCGCGGATCGTTTTCTTCAACGTTGTACTGCTCTGTCGCGTATGATGCTGTGAGGAACGCTGTGCCTG